AAATTACCAATTTTTACATATGAGCCTCTTTGATGCGTATAAGTTCCTGTTCCATTTGAAGTTGTTCCATAAACAACAGGAGTAAACGTTCCCTCGTCATAGTCATCCAGATAGTTTGCACTACCAGTACCGCCAAGGTAGACACCGCCAGAGAGGTAGAGGTCTTTGAAGCGTGCTGATGAATAGCCAAGGTCAATAGCATTATCTAAAGCACTGCCAAACGACTGACATGGAAACAACACATTTGAGTGGAAAGCTACTTGCTGTGTTGTTGTTCCAAAGGCGGGGCCATCGGCGCTAACTCCAATAGCGCCTTTAGGTGACGACCCTTTTGAAAAACGAACAAGCTCGCCATCCGATGTGTTACGGTTAAAGTCTGCTGCAATGTTGCCATCCCTTGTGGACTGCACAAAGCCATCTGGCCTAATCATACCGCCAACATTGGTATCACTTGTAGAGGTTCGACCCACTAGCAAGTCACCGTTGCTCGATACGCGCATACGTTCTGAGTTGCCAGTGGTATCGTAAAAAATTAAAGCATCGCTTGTTGTAGCAGTAATCGAGTATTTGTGTGTATTTGTACTATCACTCAGTCTCAAGCTAGCAGAGAGGTAGAGGTCTTTGAAGCGGCCCGACGAATAACCGAGGTCAATAGTGTTATCTTCAACCGCATTTGCCGTCATGTCCCACGGGCTAATAAGACCAACAGCATCATTAAATATTAACCCTACGTCACCATTGCCTACTGTAAGGTCTCCACTATAAACCCCAATACTCCCCACAGTGGTGCCGTCTTTATGGAAAGCTACAATGTCGCCATCAGAGGTGCCGCGATTAAAACGTGCTGTTACTGCTCCTGACCGAGAGGTCATTAAATTTCCATCTGCTCGTAGAGCTATCCCGCTGGCATCATTATTAGTTGCAGGAAGTGCATCAGTAGTCCCCACAAGCAAGTCACCGTTGCTCGATATGCGCATGACCTCAGTTCCATCTGTCGTAGAACTTGCAGAAGTGGTGTTCTTAAATATGTGGTTTTGGTATGTACGATAGGTTAAATCGTTTGCTGAAGATTGACCCGTGATAGTTTGATAACCGTTATTCCACTGCAAGGCTGCGCCGAGTGTTTTTAGGAGTATATTGCCGCTGCTGTCGATCCTGACTCTTTCAACTGTTGGAGATGCACCGTTTGTTCGCGTAGCAAAAGTTAGCGCACCGTCGTAGTTGCCGCTTGTGCCGTTTTCTTTAATGCCCTTAATTGTGGCAAAAGTAAATTGATCAGAACTTCCAGTAGTAGCCTCACCACTAAGCTGAATGACGCCACCAACATTTGCCGCCATGTTTGTAGTATCATTGATGCGTAAATGAGTATTTTCACCTGCGCTTGTTGCGCCTGAAGCTTGCAGAGTAATAGGTACTACTGGCGAAGTCGTCCCAATCCCCAATTTCTCCGCACTCGCATCCCAGAAGAACTTTGCCGTAGTGCCTGTGTCCTCGTAGAAGCTGATGTCTCCCCCACTATCAATTCTCATACGTTCTGCGCTGTTTACGTCTATCTTAAAGTCATTACTAACTGCACCAAATCTAGTGCTTCCTGTTGTGCCATTGTCGGCAACCGAAACGTAAGACCCTGCGTCTGTACTTACAACGCTTATGCCTTCGTTATCTGTGCCACTATTCACAGTCAGCCCATCAGCCGTAACAGTGCCAGTTACGTCAATGCCTGTGGAGGTGGTGGTTATCTTTGGAGAACCGTTATTGTACAATGTGACCGCACCATCTACATCAACTTTAAAAGCGGTATTTTGCGTACCTGTAACAGTGAACTCCGAAGTATCGGGTAAGTTTACATATAAGTTCCCCGATGTAACATTTAGACGATTATTAGAGGTATCATGGTAAATCTGTAGATCAGACCCTGCGCCAAAGATGGCTTTGTCGCTGTCACCGAAGGTCATGTTGCCAGAAGAAACAAAGCTCGTACCAGTGATCGTCGTACCAGTAACAGCCGCCGCAGTAGTGCCACCAATTACAACATTATCTAACGTACCGCCGTTAATATCGGCTGTGGTAATCACAACGCTTGTTATAGTCGTATTGCCAGTGAGTATGCTCTCATATTTATCTATGTTGTTATTAAGATATGTGCCCCACTGATCCTCGTCTCCTGCAACGGCAGGTTTTTGAAAGCTATATACTGTCGTAGTTGTTACCATTATGCGGCCTCGCTCCATGTAACGTTTGAACTTGTTTGCGGCGTCCATGTGTCAGTTGGGTCTGTAGCCCCCGTCCAAGTATCAGTTGGGTCGGCTTCTTCAATCCATTTATACCTAGCCGAAATTTCAACTGACGATGTAGTGCTTGAGCTAACAATAATGTTTTGCAGCATAGACGCTGAAACTGTAGTCGAAGATATGGCCGCAACTGATACGGACGCGCTAAGTATATTTGTGGCAGATATAGAAGTAGTTGAGGAGGCTGTAACGGCTACAACAGCGTCTTTGTAAGCGCCATCTACACCGTAAAACCAACTCCCATATAAACCGTCACCATATGACATAGTTAATCCAATGTAATCGTAAATTGATCTGCTTGTATGCGTAGAACATCGCCCGTCTCTACAACCTTGTCATCGCTCAACGTGCCGTAGGCTAACATATTTCCAGATGTTGCAGCGTCGAATATTGCTCCATGCGTAACCGTACCCCAATTACTACCTGCCGCAGCAAACTCAATCGTGCTTGTTAAACTTGCTGTATTGCCAGAAACCGTAAACGCACCAGACACCCTTGCGTAATTTGTGCCACTAACCTCAGTGCCACCGCCAGTGTCGCTTGGGGCTGCCGTGAAAAGTGCAAAATACAAAGTGGATGGAGCTGTGTACGCATTGCCACCAAAGACATGATCTAGCACTTCCGTTTCCAAAAAATTAGTGAAACTCATTATTTACTCCTTTAGCCTATAGCTGACAGACGCATACGTAACGACGTGCCAGAAAGTCTGGTTCTTTCATTTACCGCATTAATAGCAGACACGGCACTAACATATAATCCGTTCCAAACTTGTACTCTCTCGTCTTCGCCGAGGTAGGGAGCAGCCTGCATTAAAGCTCCGTACAGATAAGCGTCTGGCGCTATCGTTAGCAGCCAGTTAGATGTGTTACTATCTGACAAAGCAGGAATAGACTGATAATAAACCAGTTCAATGTTGTACGTCTGATCTGGCGTTGGGTATAATTCAAACGTTTCTCCGACGTGAGCATAAAACTTAGGCTTTCCGGTTTGATTTAATCCGGCATCTCTCTTGTCCATCAAGTCGGCTACAGACGTCTGATCGATTTTGCTAGTATTCCCGTCCGTTATGCTAAACCTTACAGTTTCCATCCAATCGGCAGGAACTGCGCTATACTGGCTATCCAAGGCTCCGCTAGATCTTTCGATCATTTTGTGATGCCTTACCGTCCTCTCCATTTGTTTCTCAGCCAACATAATGAAGTCTGGTATTACGCTCGTTAGGTCGCTTCTATCGAGCCAGTTAGCTATAGATGTCTTGAGCTCAGAGTAGGTTGTAATGCTCATAATGTGCCGGCCCTTGTCCTAAATACTTGGTTGTTACTATCGTTTAGCCATTTACGCATCGCCTTGGGATCGTCTGCAATCCCCTGACGCTTGAGCTCATAATACACTGAAAGTGGTATTGACGCCACCTTGTTTACGTCTCTGTATCTATTCGGCGTCTCTTTGTATTCGTTTTTATTTCTTTCGGCGATTGCGGAGACGTTTTGCTTCGTCTCGACGACATACTCGCCCTTATCGGTTACGTGCCAATATTTTGTTATTCCGGTTGCAGGGTCTCGGTCAAATATACGCTTCATCTCTAACTCCAAGTAAGTGGGGCGACCGAAGCCGCCCCGACTGTATTATGATGTAGTTAGGTCGAAAACGCCTGCGTGTGCGCCCTCGTTTAGAACCTTCAAGCCGAACTCAGCAAGAACCATACGCTTCTCAGCGTCACCGGTTTTTGCAAGCTCTACCTGTTGGATCGGACGCAAGTAGCATACTGATGCGTACTCTGGGTCGAGCATGAAAGCATCACGGTCTCTTTGGAAGCGGTTTGCAACCACGTTCAGAGTACCGAAGTCTGACATGTACACGTCAGCCGTTCCAACGATTGTTGTTGGGCTGTCGCTTGGAGCCATGTAACGCTGTGCAGCAATACCGGCAAAGCCTGATACGACTGTTTTGTTATGTGGCCCAACCATCAAGATGCTTGGCTGACCGCCGGCTGTAAATGCAGCCTGCATTGCGTCTTTAAGCATTGCTTCGGTAAATGCAACCTGAGTACCGTCTGTACGAGCGTCAGTACCGTCACCAGTTGGCGATGCACCGTCAGTGCCTCCGCCAGTTGAGAATACGTCGTTGGTCGCAATCCAAGCGCCAAGACCACCAGTCTCACGAGCTGTGGAAGAGTTGCCGGCCACCTGCGCGTTATTATCGGTCAAAACTGCCTCAACGTCTCGGCGAAGTTCTTTACCACGTTTAGCAAGTTGATATGCCAATTCGTCATTCCGGCCGGCCAAATCTTGCGCTGATAGGTTGTCAGCGACAATAGTTGTACGACGCAAAATGTGTGTATAGTTACCAACGCGAGAAGTTGCAGATGTACTGTCGAAAGACCCTACATCGTCGCCATCGATTTGTGCGGTTTTTGAGGTTGCTGCTAAAGAATCGGTTTGCCACTCGAAGTAAGTGTTAGATACATTTTCAGATCCAACGTTACTTTGGAAAGGCACCTCTTCGGGCGAAATTGAGCTGATTATGTCGCTCAATGATTCACGAATACCTTTGGCGTCAAAGGACGTGAACGTGTTAGTTACAATAGCCATTTATAAATCTCCTATAGTAAGGCTTTGATTGCTTGAGCCGCGTCTTGGACACGACCGGATTGTTTTGCGTTCTGAATCGCTTTTTGTGCATCTGACTTAGGTCTCGGCTGTGACGCTTTGGAGCCGCTTCTTAATGTCTTGGCGCGTGCTTTTTTCGGCTTGGCCTTTGCCGCAGTAACTCGCGTTTCTCCTCGATCATATAGCATGGCTTTCCTCGCTAACTTCACAAGCGTGGCATTTGTCAAACCGCCAATGTCCTGCTCGGTAAATCCTTCGCCAAGTAGAAAGTCCCGTATCTGGGTTGCTTCCTGCGCCGCAACTTTACTGTCGCGCCACTCGGGTATGACTTCCGGCAGTATTTCGCGTTGCTGAGTAACGTACTGCTCCTGCATTTGTTGCATCTTTTGTTGCTGCAACGCATACACTCGCTGTTGCTCGGCTTGGACGGCGGCAATTTGAGCCTCACGCTCTTCTTGTTGCTTTCGCCACTGACGTTCTGCCTTCGCTGCCATCGTGGGGTCTGTGTCGTACAGTGTGTCCCAATCAGGCTCCTGCTCCTTCTGCTCAAGCCGTTGCTGCAAAGCAGGCAACATCTGAGCATATTGTGCACGTTCACGCTCGATCTCGGAGTATTGTGCTTCTAACGCTTTGCGTTGTTCTGCCAGTTCCTGCGTCTTACGTGTGTAATCTCTCTGTCTTAGATTAGCTGCTTTCAGCTCTTCAACGGTTATCTCTTCACCATCGACCTCTACTATGGCCCCTAGTATATCGAAGGATTCGTCTTCCGAACTTTCCGCATCTTCCTCGACTTCGAGCTCCTCCTCAGATCCTTCGACAACTGAATTATCTGTTTCCTCAGTTGCCTCCATCTCCTCGGAGGGTTCAGCCTCCTCCACTACTTCTTCAGTGGTTTCGGCTTCAAGCGCATCAGTTGCCGCAGCGTTATCCTCTTCGGGCGCAATTATGGCTCTGATTGCATTTTGAGCACTGTACAGGTCAGTCCCTAATGGGTTGCTGTTTTCTGCCATCTCATTTAACTCCATATTATGGGCTTATTTTCTTTTTATTTCAATAGCCCCGTTATCTACCATTGCACGCAGCGATTGTCGTACTGATTCAACGCCGCGTAATTTCATGTAAATAGCCTCACGGCTACTACTATCATTGGTTTCAGTTGCTTTAAACTCAAGCCAACAATCCTGCTCGATCTCATCTAAAAATCTTCTGAGATCTGTATCTTTAAGTAGACGGTCTGCCTCTCTACCGTCATCTATAATTTGCTGTCTAGTCTTCACGCGCAGCCTCTTTTATTACGTCAGCCTGCGCCTTCATAACTTCCCGATTAATTGCCAGATCGGATCGGATCTGCTCGACGTTAAGCTGCGTACCGTACTTGGCTTTCATTTCTTCAGCTTTTACAAATAGCTCCGCCTCTAGCTCGTCACGCTTACGATCATCCTCGAGCCTAAACTTCTCACGCTGCATTTGCAGATCAGCAGCTTTCTTCTGAATATCCGCTTGTATTTGCTGTATCTGAACTTGGATAAGCTGCTCGTTAATGTCTGGCTTATCTTGCTGTGGCGGTGGTCGGAACTGAGCAGGATCACTCCAGAACTGCGAGGTATCTTTGAACCCTGCTATTTCTGTCATAGATTTCAATGTGTTAGACAGTTTCTGCATATCGGTAAGTGGGTTAACTGGCCCCATTGTCTGCATCGCATCTTTCTGCATTTCGGCGATTTGACGTAGCATCAGCATACGCTCGGTATCTGAACCGCGCCCAAGGGCTACGTTAACTGTAACATCCATATCACTATTCCAGACACGCGGATCTATCGGCACAAAATTATTATTAAGCCTAATCATGCGCTCGCGGTCTTGGTGGGTGGTTACCAGATGAAGCACAAGCTCGTACATGCGCTTTACGCCCGTCTCGGCAAAGATACGCGCAATCATCTCGATATGTTGCTGTGCGGCGCTTACGGTGGCTGCTACGGCTGTTGCAGTGCTAGATTGCAGTGCGCCTGCATCCAACCCTGCGGACGCTTTAGAGATACCAGTTCGCGCCTCTTTAACCTCGTCCATGTATTGTAGTACGGGGAAAGCAGCTTGCCCAACAAACGGCATACTAAGCGGCTGCACCTGACCTGCGGCTCTCTGGCGTATAATCGAGCCCACTTCTGTGCTCATGGCGTCGTCGATGTTAACCATGCCCTCGACAACCGCTACCCGTGGGTGGATCGACATACTAAGGCTGTCAAGTGTGTTCCGCATAATAGACGACTTGATTCTCTGTATATCCATCACCGTGTCGGCCACAGACATGCCAAAGAAGTCGTGTGGCTCCGGATCTGGGCATAGCGTCGCAAACGGAGCCATGTCGCATGGCTCGTTCATCAGGATCTTGTTACCGTCGCCTGCGGTGCAAACTTTACGCAGCTCGGCAATGCCGTCGCCGTCGTAGTCAACTTTGATATAGTTTTCGACGTATAGCACCTTTTTCATCGCAGGGTCGTGGCGCTCGTTCATCTCGTTTGTCAGCGCCTTGTTCCGCGTATATCGCTCTACGTTGGTATCCATGTCGTCGTATGACGCGCCGAGCTCATACACCTCGTCGTAGTCGTATCCCATCGCCACAAGCTCGGACACGGTTACGATACGGCGGTGCGCGACATAATCGGCCTGCTCAACCGATTTGCTTTCACGGGAAATTAGGAACTCTTCTGGGGGTACAGCTTCTAACTTCACGCGGCCATCTGGGTGTATGTATGTCGCCCTGACGGCGTGCATCATCGGCGCAGGCATCTCCTCACCAGTAAGCGGATCTTGCATCGGCTCGCCCATAGGTTCAGATGCCACGATTTCCACTTCGACCTTTGGATCTGACATGAGCGCGGCGAGGGCTGCGTCGTCGAGGCCAGAGTAGGATATTGTCTCGTATTTCGTCTGGTCGTCCCAGTACACCTTCAGTATACCAACCTTACGCACAAGCGCATCCATGAAGGCGGAGTGCATCTCTAGGAAGCCGTTGTTGTCTCGGTTTATAATGTAATTAGCGTAATCGGTAGCCTGCTTGGCTGCGGCGACGTCTTCTGGGCCTTGCGGCACGTATTCGACGGTTTGATCGCTGCCATGAAAAATACGCATGAGCGACGGCATAATCGCCTGCACGGTGTCGCGCACGTCCATTGATACAACTTGGCTGCGCCCGTCTTCCTCATTGCCAAACGGCTCGCCTCGGTAATACTGGGTGGCTGTGGCTCTCTGCGGAGAGACCCAGTTATCGATGAAGTCGATTGCGTCGTCGATCTCTTTACCGACGATGCCTTGTAGCTCGTCTTCGCCCATGACGTTAGGGTTCAGCTCCTGCTCGAGCTCGTCTGCGAGTTTGTTTACTTCGTAGTCCATGTTTTACCTCTTACGTCGTATTGCGTTGGCTGCTAGTTCAAGTAAATTCGTTGCGCCTTTTTTTACAGGCACATATAATGGCGCATTTACTGCAATTGCATCTAAAAGTGAAAGACTACCTAAAGCAGCATCTTTGGCCATTCCAAGCTTGTTTCCTGATTGATAGTTATCAAGCAAAGATTTGCCAGATGTTTTAAAGTCTTCGTATGCTACTGCGGAACCGAGCACGGGCAAAAATCCTCCTAGTTGAGCTCTAGACATAGCTACCATTGGGTCATCGCCTGCGTCTGTACGCATATTATACATACCAGTTGTTATAATGTTTTCACCTTTTTCGATATTATATAATCGCTCTAAATCTTCATCTGAATATTTAAAATCGCCTTTTTTCTTAAAAATACCCTGATAAGGATCTGCGAAATCTTCTTCAAGCCTCTCATCAGCTATTTCTGGAAAGTTACCGACAATGCGATATGCTGCGCGTATATTTTGCGGATCTGCCATTACATGCCTCTATTTAAATAACTTAATAAATCTTGGTCATTATTCTGATAAGAGCCTAATAGTCCTCCGGCCCCTGCTATACCCATCAAAGGTATTTTTCTGTTAAAAACTAATTTAGCAACATCTTTTGGAGATATACCTAGCTCTTTAGCAGTAACATTAATTCTTTCATCAAAAATGTCAGAAACTGTTTTTCTATCAGATACAAGATTAGTTTCATCGCCAAGACCAAACCAACCAAGCGCCTGAGACTCCGCAGGATCGACATCTAAATTTTTAGCTACATCGTGATAAATATCTGCAAATATTGGGTATTCGGTTTGAGCATTTACCTTTCTCCCGTCTACTTCTATCATTTGCTTACCTACGGTGTCGTCTATCATGTTAGGCGTTAGCGTTTTTGGGTCTTTTTTATAAGCTGCTTTAAACTTTGGCAATATAAACCCATCTGGTACAGAGCCTGCTTTTAAATCATTCATAGCAATTAAAGCGCCTCTAATTGCGTGCGTATCAACCGTAACCCCAGAACGATTTCCAATCATATTAGCGCCAAAAGTGGCCGGCTTTGTGTTAGTCGCTCTATCTATAGAACCAAACTCAATAACATCGTCTATTAAGTTCCCATGAATACCGCCTTTATTGGTCATCATTGGGTATCCTTTTTCAGATACTCCGCCACTTCCTTTACCCACAAGCTCTCGATGAGGTATTCCTGCATCTAATTTAGCCATAACAGATGTAGTATTTCTTATGTTTTGCTCTACCGGTGTTCTTGGAGATGTCGCAGCAAAATATTTAGAAAAATCGTCTAAATACTTTGCGGCCTCGTCTTTATTTAAACCTGCTTTGAGAGCTGCTCTGTATATTGGCCCGTCGCTGCTATAGAAAAAACGAGCATCGCTTCCCATAATGCCGCTTTTTAATATTTTATCAGTTAACTTGTCTGCTATTTCTTGCCTACCTTTAATAAGTGGCCGAGCTCTATCTTTTTTTGGCAAAGCCGCTAAAGGATTTGGGTTTCTAGGGTACATGCGACCTAGATCCTCAGAAAACGCAATTCCAGAAGGTGTTTTGTAATCAGTATCTAAAATTCTTTCACGATCAGGATCTGGCTGTATTCTTTTTTTAGTTGGCAGCTCCATTCTGTCAGACATGACGTCATAAAAAGCTTTTAAGCCGTCTCGGCCACCTTTTGCGATTAGTTCAAGAAGGTCTAATTTACTCGCCATATCACCACTTCACCTTGTCTGCCCAATACGCCGCAGACATTTTGCCTTTGGCGATGTTTTTACTGTGTCGCGCCTTAAATGATGCGCGTTTCTTCTTCATCTTGTCGCTCTCGCCTGCCTTCGGCTTGCCTGCGGTTTTGGCGCCCTGTTGGCCAAACCTGATCGTCTTTACCTTATCTCCGGATTTCGCAACCACGACGTGCGACTTCTTTGGGTGGTTAGGCGTGCGCTTCGGCTTGTTGTAGCCTGAGACGCCGGCGCGTGCTAGGCGTGGGTCTTTTTTACTTTTTCTTTCCGCCACTTTTCTTCGCCTTCTTCGCAGTCTTAGCAGCCGCCTTAAAAGCTTTGGCTGTCGGTGCGCCTTTGGAGCCCACTTTACGCATTTTTTCTGGTGTTTTACCTGCCGCCTTCTGGCGCTTTATTCTTTCACGTTTAGCGTGAATATTCGCGTATAAACCCGTTTTCTTAGCCATTACTTCTTTTTTCCCATCTTACGCTTGGTCGTTTTGCC